TGAAGCGTGACATTATGCGTAATACCGAGGCCATTGAGGGCTTGTTTGAGGCAGCAAATAGCAACAGTATGCACATGGATAAGATTGTAGATTTGTTGCGGCGTGTTTCCGTTCTGGAGACAGAGATGAAATATTTGACGGGTGGTAAGTAGATGATACAAGCATTGATTGGTCCGATTGCATCATTAGCTGGTAGCTGGATGGAATCAAAGGTCGAGCAAACCAAAGCCAAAGGTAAGGTTGCTCAAGCTAAAGCTGAAGCAGAAGCTGAAGTAATGAAGGTGGCTGCTACCCATGAGGCTGGCTGGGAAAAGATCATGGCTCAAGCCAGCGACAATAGCTGGAAAGACGAAGCATGGACTATTTTGTTTATTTTAATAATTGCTATGTGCTTCATTCCTTTTACTCAGCCTTATGTTGAGCGTGGCTTTGCTGCTTTAAATGGTACGCCTGACTGGTTTCAGTATGCAGTTTATGCTTCAATAGCTGCAAGCTTTGGGCTGCGTGGCTTGAAAGGTATAAAAAGATGAATAAAGATAGATTGCGCGAAGAAATAGCCGAAGACGAAGGCTGCAGATACGAGGTGTATTTGGATCACTTAGCACTGCCAACGTGTGGTGTGGGTCATTTAATCACTGAGCATGACGAAGAATTTGGCAAGCCAGTTGGCACTGTTGTTGAACAGGAGCGAGTTAGGAGCCTGTTCGCATTAGACATAGCAGTGACTATAGACGAGTGCAAAGTGCTGTACCCAGACTTTGACGACCTTGACGAAGAGCTACAACATATATTGTGCAACATGATGTTTAATATGGGTCGGCCTAGACTGTCAAAATTTGTTGGTATGAAAGCAGGTGTGGACGCAAAAGACTGGAATAGAGCCGCAGATGAAATGGTTGATTCCAAATGGTATACTCAAGTGCCAAATCGTGCTAGAAGATTAGTAGACAGGATGAGAGCTTTACACACTGAGGAATAACTTATGCCCCTTCAGAAGATATTATTTAAAGCAGGCGTAAACCGAGAGAAACCTGTGTACGCAGCAGAAGGCGGTTGGTACGAAAGTGACAAAGTACGATTTCGCCAGAGCCTGCCGGAAAAGATAGGGGGTTGGGAGCGTATTTCCGCGACCACTTTTGAAGGTGTGTGCCGGTCATTGTGGAACTGGATTACACTAGGAAGTCTTAATTATATTGGTGTGGGCACTAACCTTAAGTTTTATATTGAGCTAGGAGGCAACTACAACGATGTAACTCCTATACGCACAACTACATCTGCAGGCGCAGTAACTTTTGCTGCCACAGATGGCTCGCCACTTGTAACAGTAACAAACACAGCTCATGGGGCTATCGCAGATGATTTTGTTACTTTCTCCGGCGCTGCCTCTCTAGGAGGAAACATAACCGCCGCTGTCCTTAATCAGGAATACCAAATAGTCGCGGTTACTGGGTTAAACACTTACACCATAACAGCTAAAGACACATCCGGCGCTACAGTTACAGCTAATGCTAGCGATAGTGGCAATGGTGGTGGTTCTGTTGTTGGGACTTACCAGATAAATACAGGTTTTGCGTATTCTATACCCCTAACAGGTTGGGGTGCGGGTACTTGGGGTGCGGGTGTTTGGGGTACAGGTGGTGTTTCTTCAAATGCTATTAGGCTGTGGAGCCAACAAAACTTTGGAGAAGACCTTATATTTGGACCTCGTAATGGTTCTATATTTTATTGGGACGCTACAAATGGCGCAAACACACGTGGAGTTTTGCTGTCTAGTCTTGGGGGCGCATCTGACGTGCCAATACAGCAGCAAGTGTTGTTAGTATCAGATATTAACAGATTTGTGTTTTGTTTTGGGACTAATGATATCGGCACATCTGTTGTTGACCCTATGCTTATCCGGTGGTCTGACCAAGAGAGCGCGGTTAACTGGACTCCTTCTGCTACTAATCAAGCTGGTAGCTTGCGGTTGTCCCGTGGTACCGAAATTATCGCTGCATCACAGGCACGTCAGGAAGTACTGGTCTGGACTAATTCTTCTTTGTACTCCTTGCAGTATGTTGGGGCACCTGCAGTTTGGGCGGGTCAGTTGGTTGGAGAGAATGTATCTATCGCATCACAGAACTCTGTTGCCTACGCTAACGGCATTGCTTACTGGATGGGTAAAGATAAATTTTACAAGTATGATGGTAGAACTCAAACGTTACGATGCGATCTGCGGCGGTTTATCTTTAGTGATTTTAACGTGCAGCAGTATGACCAAGTGTTTACTGGTACAAATGAAGCGTTTCACGAAATTTGGTGGTTCTACTGCTCGTCCAACCAAGTCGAAATTGATAGGTACGTAGTATATAATTACCTAGAAGATATTTGGTATTACGGCACCATGAAGCGCACAGCATGGCTAGATTCTGGACTTCGTGAGTATCCGCTAGCCGCTACATATAGTTATAACTTGGTTAACCATGAGCTAGGTGTAGATGACAATGAAGGTGCAACTACACAACCTATAGCCGCATCTATATCTTCTGCGCAGTTTGACCTAGATGATGGACATAAGTTTGCTTTTGTGTGGCGCGTACTACCAGATATGGAGTTCACCGGCTCTACCAGTGCGGCTCCAACGGCTACAATGACTCTATTGCCACTTGCTAACTCTGGTTCAGGGTATAACAACCCCACCTCGCAAGGGGGGACTAACGCGGGAACCGTAACCAGAAGTGCTGTGCTACCTGTTGAAGAATATACAGGACAACTTAATACTAGAGTTCGTGGTAGGCAGATGGCGGTAAAGGTAGAATCTACCGCTGCAGGAGTTACGTGGCAGCTTGGCACTCCAAGGATAGATATGCGTCCTGATGGTAGGCGCTAATGGCTAATGTAATTAATAAAGTAGAACCACCAGCGCTACCGTTAGCACCCGAAGAATATAATCGACCGTTTACGGATCAGAATAGTAATATTCTACGTTTGTTTTTTAACCGTACCGCTAATATTATTGGCGCACTTCTTGATATAGAAAACGGCGGTAAGTTCCTACATTTCCCTTATGGAGTGTTTTACAGCACGGTCGATCAGACTGCTACTGATGCAGATACAGGGTATGCTGTAACCTTTAATACTACTAGAGCTGCTAGTGATGTTAGCGTGGTTAATAACTCTAGACTCACTGTTGTAGACGACGGAGTGTACCACGTAAAAACTACACTACAACTAGCGTCTAACAGTAGTTCAAGTAAGGCGGTGTCTATTTGGTTAGCGGTAAACGGTACGGCGCAAGCATACAGCGCACATGAGTACATAATTTCAGGTTCTGGCGGCAAGGACATCGCTAATTGGAATAGCTCTTTAGCGCTTACCGGTGGGGACTACATAGAAGTTTTTTGGGCTACTGACGATACGGATGCTATTTTATATGCTTCTGCTGCCGCTTCTCCTCGCCCTGCCGTAGCTTCTGCGGGAATAGCACTAACATTTGTAAGTAATTCATAGTTAAGTTTGGTAACAAGTTACGGTGTCTACTTGCATACCTTTAAGTATTTTGTATATTAAAGTACCCTTAACTAGGAGCGACAAATGGATTTTCTTGAACTTTTTAACCGTTGTGCAGGATTAGCTGTAGTACGCGAAGATATTTTTACACGCGCTACTTCTATGGATACTTCTGTAACAGAAAACGCTACTGGGTTAGATAGCCTAGACGGTGTTTTAACATATCAATATATCTCCGAAGTGTTTGATTTAGACGATGAAGCGGCTATGCACATGCCTACAACATCTATACAAGACCTTAAAGATTATTGTGATAAACATAAAAATAGAGACTTCAATACTGTTGAAGAAGCTATGGAGGTCATAGGATGATTTATATGACCTATTCTGCTACGGTATGTACTGACAAAATTCATACGTATGAAGATATAGCTTTCCCGCAACGTGCGCATGTAATGCCTGATACGTTTCGTAACGCTAAAACTGGGTTGGCGTACCCACCGCATAACACGTTTAATAAAGTTATTACGGCTGAAGCTATAAAATACGTTACAGAAAACCCTGTAAAAGGTAAAACAGCGTTTATTTTTGCTGCAGGCACTCAAGGTTGGGTAGGAACTCAGTCACGTTACGATAAGAATCCTGAAGCTGAATTGCATTACAAAACTAAACTACCTTTTATTACGTTAACGACTATATACGCAGGGCGGGTCGCAGCAATGTTTCACGCTCACGATCATGTGTCTACAGATGCTAGTGCGTGCGCGTCTAGTTTAAAGGTTCTTATGGATATGCAGAACCTAATGTTTTACTACGGGTTTGACCGTGTGATTGTATTAAGTGGAGAAAACGCTGTCTGTGTACAATCGCTTGAGTTTTTTGGGGATTCTAAAGCTTGCCTAACATTAAAAGATGAAGACGGGGGCAAACGTAAACCTTCGGCTTTTGACGATATAAATAATGGGTTTTACGTAGGGCAAGGCGCAGCCCTTACTATATTTGAAAAAGAACACCCAAATATGCGCCCCCCATTAGCTAGATTTATGGGCGCGTACACTTCTGCAGAGGACAATACTAATCCATTAGGACAATCTGAATGTGGAGAAGGGTACTCAAAAGCTATAGATGGTGCATTATCTGTAGCCAAACTACATAAAAATAAAGTAAGATTAGTCAAAACGCATGGAACTGGTACGCTGGTCAACAATGCTGCGGAAAAATCGGCCTTATTACGTTCTCTTAATGAGTTCGTGGCGACTTCTTACAAGCCGCGTATAGGGCATACACTTAGTGCGAGCGGATTGTTGGAGACTGGGTTGTTACTAGACGATTTAAAATCTGGTTTTGTACCTAAAATTTGTAACAGAACAACTACAGATGACATTTTTCTTTCTGATGATGTTTCTGCGGTTGACGGGCCTTTTCTAAGCCTAGCTGCAGGTATGGGGAATGTTTTTTCTGCTGCTTTGTTTTCTACGGAAGTGTAGATTATGATAGTTGATAGCAATAAAGAAGTACTAACTACTCCCGAAATAATTACTATTTCTGTAGAGCAAACAGGTTTTTCTGAAGATATACCCTTAGAAGCTGTGCTGCTATCTATCGCTAAAGAAGGCAGTCTGGAAGACGCAGACACTATACAAATAGGAAATACAGTATTTTTAGGTCAAACTGGTACGGGAAAGAATAAAAACAAAATGGTAGGGCGCGCTTTTAACATAGATACTGGTAAGAATTTTGTTGAAAACGGGTTTAAATATTTTGACTACCTGCGAGAAAAAGGAATTACACACTACAGCACAAGGTTTGTTGAAGACACGTTTTTAAATGCTTTTCGTGTGTTTCAAAGACGTACTGATAAAGACGGTAGTGGGTCAACGGCAATAGGCAAACTAAAATCTGGAGGTTATGTAGTCTATTTAAAGCTATTCCCGAAGTCGAAGGAGTCGTAGTTTGAGCGCTGTTGTTGATCTTGTTAGCGATGCTGTAAGTGGCGTTGTTGATGCAGTTTCTGATGTTGTTGAATGGGTCGGAGATACTGTAGCGGATGCTGGCGATTGGGTTGTTGACGAAATAATTAGCCCAGTTGTAGACGCAGTTGACGATGTTATCGAAGCAGTTAAAGACGACCCCTTAAAGGCTATTGCTACTTTTGCGGCAGTAGCCACGGGTAACTCGTGGGCCATACCGTTAATTGAAGGCGCAGACGTAGCGCAAAACGGTGGAGATATAGGAGATATCCTTGAGGCCACCGCAAAAGCCTATGTAGCAGGGCAAGTAGGGTCGTATGCGGGTGCTCAAGCCTCAGCAGCAGCCACATCCGCAGGTGCAAGTGCAACCGCTGCAACAATTCTTGGGACAGCATCGGGGCAGGCAGCAAGCGCTGTAGTTACTGGGCAAGACCCTGTACAAGCGTTTATTACTGGTGGAATACAAGCGGGCGTAAGTGCTGGGCTTGATTATATAGATACTAAAATTAGTGACACTGGGACTGGGACTGGGACTGGGACTG